GCAAGACGATGGCGAAGTCCATTCGCGCGATGCGCGCGGGGCGTAAGGCGTTCAGCATCGACACCATCATCCACGCTCGCGCCTCCACGAACTCACGCAACCTGCGACGGCGTGGCCGTAAGTACATCAACAAGGTTCCGGGCAGATGACCTCGTGGGTCGCCCAAGCTGGTAGTCAACAGCTCTTCCTCTGCTGCCCCGCGTTCGAGGTCTTGTACGAGGGCACGCGCGGTCCGGGTAAGACGGACGCGCTGCTCATGGACTTCGCTCAGCACGTGGGCAAGGGGTACGGAGACTACTGGCGCGGCATTCTGTTTCGGCAGACCTATAAGCAACTCAACGACGTCATTGCGAAGTCCCGCCGCTGGTATGGACGCATGTTCCCCGGTGCTCGGTTCAATGGCTCCGACAAGACGTGGACGTTCCCGGATGGGGAGCAGTTGATCCTCTCCTACATGAAGAACGCGCAGGACTACGACAATTATCACGGACACGAGTACCCGTGGATCGGGTTCGAGGAGTTGACCAACTGGGCGACGTCGGACTGCTACGACGTCATGAAGTCATGCTCGCGCAGCTCGTTCCCCGGAATGCCCCGCAAGTATCGTGCTACGTGCAACCCCTTCGGTGTCGGGCACAACTGGGTGAAGAGGTTCTTCATCTCCCCCGCGCCGCGTGGTACGATGATCAAGGACACGAAGGCGCCCGCTCGCGTGGCTATTCACGGCACGCTGCGCGAGAACCGCGTGCTGATGGACAACGATCCGACGTACGAGGACAAGCTCGCTGCCATCAAGAGTGACCCGAAGCGTCGCGCGTGGCTCTACGGGGATTGGGACATCAACGCTGGGGGCATGTTCGACGAGGTCTGGGACGCGGACACGCATCTCATTCCTCCGTTCGATATCCCGCGTGGATGGAAGATCGATCGCTCCTTCGACTGGGGCTCGTCCGCGCCGTTCAGCGTAGGTTGGTGGGCGGAGTCTGACGGTTCTCCCGTTCGTCGCGCCGACGGCAGCATGCACGTCTACCCCGCGGGCACGTTGTTCCGTATCTCCGAGTGGTACGGATGGAACGGCGAGGACAACGTAGGTTCGCAGCGGCTCGCTACGGACATCGCTGACGAGATCGTCGCGCGCGAGACGCACATGGGCATCTTCGATCGTTGTGATCCCGGCCCCGCGGACGCCAGCATATGGAACGAGCAGAACGGGATGTGCATCGCGCGCGACATGTCAGAGAAGCGAGTCGATTGGGTTCCCGCCGCGGCGGGCAAGGGGTCACGGAAGAACGGATGGGAGCTCATCCGCATCCGTCTGGCCAACTGCGGGCAGAAGGACCCAACGAAGCCCGATTCGGCGCAGGTTCCGCCGGAAGATCCGGGCTTCTACGTCTTCGATCGTACGCTGTCGAAGAATCGCGCGGAGCGTCTCGGTGAGTGTGAGCAGTTCAAGCGTTGCTTCCCCTACACTCCGCGCGACTAGGAAGATCTGGACGACGTGGACACGGATGCGGAAGACCACATCGCAGACGAGGTGCGGTATCGCGTTCTGCACTCAGCTCCGACGGTAACTCAGTCGGATATGTACGCAAACAAGGTACGGAGACACTGACAATGCCGTCGATGACGCAGAACGAAGTGGCGTCTTTTATCCTGCCGCCGGGCAGTACTCTCTCGGTGGTTACAGACGCCGAGTCCTCGGGGCACGTGCGACGCCTCGCGACGTCGACTGGCGAGCTCGACAAGAGCTACAGCGTGATGTCGGCGTCGGAGACGTTGACCTACGGCCCCTTCTTCACTACCGAGTCGTTCGTGATCGCGTGCTTGACGGGTTCGCTCTCGTACGCGACGGCGCAATTCGATTCCACCGTGTACGGAGCCGCCGCGTTCACGGTCCCCACCACGGACCCCGAGGTGTCGGGCGAGGTGTGGAACGACGGCGGCACTCTCAAAGTCTCGGCAGGAGGTGTGTGATGGCGTGGTCTGACGCAGCACGCGCGGCGGCATTGGCGGCGCGCAGGATGCACTCTTCGGTCCGACGCGGTAGTGGGGGGAGGACTTCCATCATTGGAGCCCAAGCATTCAACCCAAAGTTTCGTTTACAGGTCGCACGAGACTTGCGAGCGATTCGTAAAGGGGGAGGGTTTAAATCGTACGCATCTAAGTACGCAGTACACGAGACCGCAGTAATTTCAACGAACACTCGTAACGCTTTTCGTAGGAAGAAAAGACGGTAGGCGTCGTGAGCAGTAGTTCCCGGCGGCAAGGAGTCGGCCAAGCATGAAGTATCCGCGAAACCGAAGTCGCAGAGTCCGGCGGAAAGGCCGGCGGCATTGGTGACCCCGTTCAACTCGATTGGAGGTGATCCGAAGTGAGTAAATCCAACACCCTCGAGAACTCGCTTCTCGAGCTGATTTTCAAGGCAACGACGTTCGCCGACATCGCGGAGAACGATACCACCTCGCCGGCGACGAACCTGTACTTCTCGCTGCACACCTCGGACCCCGGCGAGGCGGGCACTCAGGCGACCAACGAGTGTGCGTACACATCGTACGCACGCGTCGCGGTCGCGCGGTCGGGTTCCGGGTTCACGGTGACGGCCAACAGCGTCAGCCCCGCGGCGACGGTTTCCTTCCCGGCCTGTACCGGCGGAACGGAGACGGCTACGCACTTCGGGGTTGGCATTGGTGTCTCGGGGGCGACCGTGCTGCTCTACTCGGGGACGATATCCCCGAACATCAGCATCAGTTCCGGCGTCACTCCGCAGCTCACCACGGCGACGACGATCACGGAGGATTAGGTCGTGGACGTGCTGCTCTTCCTCAGCTTGGCAGGGCAGCTTCAACAGATTCAGAAAGGACAGGAGAAACTAATGGCAACAGTTCAAGAGATGGCAGATGAAGTCAAGCTACTTCGCACGCGCGTCGAGGCGTTCCCCTCGGTGATCAACGGTCTGGAGTCGCGCGTCACGGACGCCATCAAGAACTCCGGCATCAGCGCGGCGGACCAAGCTCTAGTTGATCAGGCGTTCGCGGATGCGAAGGCGGCGTCCGATGTTCTCGCTGCGACGCAGGCGGATGCGGAAGATGGGGTGGATGAGGGGGCGACCGGCGGTACTGGGGGAGTCGGCGGCGTCGATCCGATCTGAGCGAAGGAGAATACAGTGGCTGGTGACGTGGACGTAGCTGACGCCTTACTGGCCGAGGTTCGAACCAAGTTCAACGAGGAGGTGGTCCCTATCTGGAGCGCGCTCGCTGCGCTGGTGAACTCGGGGTTGCAGAACATTGTCGATCTAGGGATCGACGTAACCCCGACGATCGCCGCGCTCAACAGTGCCGCAGCCGGGATGAACTCCAGTGGAACGCAGCTCAAGGGACTGATCGACACCGTGGCAAGCAAGAAACCTGCACCTACTATTACGAATCTCGTAGCTACGCCGGCTTCGTTGCCAGTAGGTGGCGGGGCGGTGACGATCAGTGCGACGATCAAGAACGCGACCTCCGTCAAGATGGACGGAGTACCCGTCATGCTGCCTACGACGATCGACGTAACGGCGTCGCGTACGTTCGTGCTCGTGGCTACTGGGCCGAAGGGCATGGCGACGGCGAGCGTCTCGGTGACGGTCGCGCTACCGGGGACTCCGCCTTCTGATGATCCTACCCCTGATTGGGCGACGCTGGCGGCCGGACGACTGTTCGCGCGCCGGTTGATTTCGGCGGATGCGGGCGACGCAAATCTCGCCGGGCGGCATCCGTTCGCTGATCCGGTCGGCGTGTGGACGCCGGACACGGCGACTAGCGATAAATACGCCGAGCCGGTCATCGACGCGGACGGCCTACGCTTCGACATTGTCACCGGCAAGGGCGTCCCGGATTGGTACGCGCGCATCGGTTCGTTCGGCGCCGACAGTTATTGCCACGTCCGCTATCGCCAGCGGTTCAACGCGGCGTTTATGGGCACGCGGTTTCGCATGGTCGGGAGCACTAACCCGCCCGGCATCAAACTCGCCGTGCTGTCGACGTTCGCCAATACATCGGCGTGGAACAAGCAAGTTCTATCCACGCTCGCGTGGAAATTCCCTTACCTCTACCAGTACGATCAAAACGGCAACACGGTCAACCTCGATTCGCCGACGGGCGGTTATCAACCGCGCAGGGGCCAAGTCACGACTTGCCTAGAATCGGTGTATCAAGGCACGCCGTTCGAGCAAGTGCCGGCGTGCTGCATCGGGCTCGTGCCGGACGAGTGGATCACCTGGGATTGGATCACCGAAACCGGCGGGCTGATCGCCGGCACGAACACCTGGGATTGCCGGCGCACGGTCTATATGACGGTCGCCGGCGTGCGGCAACTCGTCATCGACTTCGCGCCGGGAATGCCCGGCTACGTCGGGCGCAACGCCGCACCGATCGAAGCGATATGGCTCGCGCCCTACATGACGAACCTCGACCTGACGTCGGTTTACCCGGTGACGCCGTCGACGTGGTATCGCGACCTGATCGTCGACAATAAGCCGATCGGCGCAGTCGAAGCGCCGAGTTTCCCGCCGCCGCAGCAAGGCGAGTCCGCGGACAACACACTGATTCCTCCGGCCGCGCAAATCGTCG